GCATAACTACTAGTACTGTTGATGGTGTCGATACTAATAAAGAACGTTCTAAAATAGATGTTCCAGGTTGTATCATTAAAAAATTAAAAAGAGAAAATGTTGTTCCTCTTTATGTAGATGAGTTATGTCTAGGTTATTATTATTTTGAATATGACCAAGGAGATATATTTTCTAATAGTGGAACAATGAGTGATCCAATGATGTCTTTAAAATCAGGTAAGTTTGCTGTAAGTCAAGAAGATTCTAAGAAAGATGAAATGATAAAATTTGTATCATCTAAATTATCTAGTTTTATAGATAGCAAATTTATAAATACAAATCAAGATTTAAGAAAAGAAATATATATGATCTTAAAACATAATGATTTGTTTAATGTAGATATACAGAATCAATTGAAAGTAACATTCGTTCCTCCAGAAGATATGGTTCATATGTATTTTCAAAAAGAAGAACAAACGCATAGAGGATTATCTGATTTAGACAGATCATTACTTCCTGCAAAATTATATACTTCGTTATATGTAACAAATACAATAGGTGTTCTGACTCGTGGGCAAGATAAAAGAGTTTACTATGTAAAACAGAATATAGATTCTAATATATCTCAAACACTTCTAAACACTATTAATCAGATAAAGAAATCTAACTTTGGTGCAAGAGAATTATCTAGTGTAAAGAATATTCTAAATATAACTGGTAGATATAATGATTATGTTATACCAATGGGTCCTACTGGAGACGCACCTATACAATTTGAAGTAATGCAAGGACAGAATATAGATACTAAACCAGAACTGATGAATACATTAGAGCAGATGGCTATTAATGGCACTGATGTTCCATATGAATTTATTCAAGCAAGACAGACTGTTGATTATGCTGTAAGATTGACCATGTCTAATGGTAAATTCTTACGTAAAGTATTTAAAAGACAAGCTGTAGTACAAAAATTCTATAGTAGAATACTTACTACAATTTATAATGCAGAATATATGGCTGATGAAGAAATATCTGTTTCATTACCACCACCAGCATTCTTAAATATAACAAATACAAATCAAATGATGCAGAATACTACTGAGTATGTTGAGAGTATAGTTGAGATGGAAGCTGGAGATGAAGAAGATGATGTAAAAGCAGAATTTAGACAGAAGTTAAAGAGATACTACTTATCTACTTATTTAGATCTAAAGATTATAGGCGAGATAAAAGAAAAAGCAGTATTAAAAGTAGAAACAAAAAGAAAAAAAGAAGCAACGGCATAAATGACAAAATTTAGACTATACTCATATGAGTATAGTCTATTTATTTGTTTAAAAATTCTTAGGTAAATTAGCAGTATTCTTTGGCATTGTATATCCAAAGTCAACTGATTGTTTAACCAATCTCTTAGACAATGGAGTAGTATCAGTGTTGTTCATATAATCCAAATAAGCTTTTGCTTTTGCATTAACGTCATCACTAACTACTGGGAAGCAATTGAATTCTGCTGTTACTTCTTTAACTTCAATTGTTCCTTTTTCAGATTCAAATATACTTGTCTCTGCTTTAGTAGGTTGGCAATTAAGTAATAGATAAGCTCTTTCTATCTTTGTTACTGAGTTATCAGTAACGAAATATAACATTGTAAATACTTCGTTCTCATAACCAGGCTCTAATGTGCCATCATCTATTAAACCATGATAAGTTTTTATCTGAGTCCTTGGATCTTTTAATCCTTTTAAATACAATTCATGTAATCTAGTGATTGGAGTAGCTGCTTTTTCAAAGAATCTCATAGATACTGTGGATGCAGATTGTTCAGTTACTTTTGATATAATATTAAGATTTGATATACCATTAGTTAGTTCAATCGTATCAACAGTTATATCCTCTAAGCCATTCAATCCTCTAAATTCATTTTCTAATATATGAACATAATTATTTAATAATGTATTATACCCACTATTAACTACTGCTAGTTTTTCAAGAAAAACTGGGGTAGCTGCTACTACTAAGAATGAATAGCCAGATTCAAATAAATTATATTCTTTTAAATTACCAAAATCAGTAACTCCTCTCATCAGAGTGGATGTAGTATAGTCTTTAATAACCGAAAGATCTTGAAACATAAATTTTACCTCCTTTTGTTAATTTTTTTATTGTATTGCAAATAACTTAAAGTATTCTGTTTGTACAAAATCTTTAAATGAAACTTCAATTACTGCATAGTATATCTTATTCATTAGCATATCTGGATCTGCAGTATAAGTCATCTTTAAAGTTTTAAAGTTAGCAGTATATTTATCTAAAACTGTTTGTACATCTCTTCGATAAGTTTCAAGATCATCACCATCTATAAAGCTATATCTAATCTTTGGACATTTTGTTCTAACAGCTTTTACAACTTCTTGTATAGCTAAGATATTATTAAGAAATGATAATTGAGTAAAGTCATCTTGAGACGTATATAAAGTCTCTATGGTCAATATATCATCATAATAAGAAACATAGTTAACTCTATTATCACCTAAAATTTGTTTCTGATTTTCAGCAGGAGTAACTTTAGGGATATAATTTACAGTACCAGCTATAGCTTCAGGAATTACTGCATTATACAGTTGGCCGGCAAATGGTCTATTTCTACCTAACTTAAAGTGATTTATTAATAATCTTGCAATACTATATCCTATTGTAACTGGAATTTGCTTTTTAGTATATGGATCTATGATATCATATGAAACACCATAGGTATGGCAATACTTATTCTTAAATAGATCTTTACTAGTTGCTAATATATCTTCCATTGTAGTAAGTCCTAATCCTAAATCTCTGAAATAAGATTCATCCTCTCTAAATGCAGTTAAATTTTCAATTGCATGTTTTACATTTGTAGGATAGTTAGCATCTACAATAGCATCTATTTTATATTTATCAACATCATAAATATCATCAGTATAAGTACCATCGAATACTTCAATTACTTTTGCTTCCCATTCAGGCTTACCGAAAGGAGCTGTAGCAAATGCACCATTAACACCATTGTCTAATGATATACCATATATATATGATAAATTGAATCCAGTAATATCTGTAGGATCTGTATCTATATTAATTAAGTCAGAGAGATCTCTTTCTTTACAAAATATTAAATCAGATGCAGCACAGTAGTCTACAGTATTTCCACTTATCAAAGCTACTTTATTAATAAGTAGATTATAATTATCATCAAATGAAATAGCATTGATTTGATTTGAAGTATTAACCATGTTTTGAAGTGATTTATTTACACCAAGTTCTATAATATCTGGATTTAATGTAAAAACAATTGACTCCAATACAACATCGTTTTCTAAAACTTCTAATGAATATTTTATATACTTTAGATATTTGCTATCATCATATAATGGTGAAATTCTAAACTTTTTATTACTAATACCTCTACCATTATCAGCTATAACACCTAAAGGATAAATACCTCCATCAACTAATGTATCATCTAATGAACTATTTATAACTGCTGCTGCTGATTGTATAGTCTTAACCCCAGTTACCGATTTGCACTCAAATTTAATATTACATACATCTATCATCAATGGTGTATTACCATCGACTAAAGTTGTTTCTACACCAGCAGGTGTTTTATAAAGTAAGTCACCAGCACTGTTTTTCTTTTGAACTGTAACTTTTGATAAGTTAGCTACAACAGCAATATTAGCTAATGTTGAATCATCTGCTACTACTCTTTTTACTAATAGTTTTCCACCACCATCTATTATTGAAGCTGCTTGTAGTAATGGTTGACCATGCCTTGCATAAGATATATTTTCGCCATATAGACTGTAGAAAGCAGGCCCTTCTACTGATCTTAAATCCTCAGGTCCCTTGTCTGAACTTATTACTGTTAAAAACAATGGTTTTACTGTAGTCTGTGGAGTTATTTCCACTGCCTTTGAATTATCAATTATTTCAAATATAGTTGTAGGAATCATAAAAATTTACCTCCTTTTTCTAACATTATTTTTTTAATTATGATATGCTTTACTCATATGTTATTTTTCTTACTTAGTGAATAACACTTCCAATGGAGAATACGTA